CATCATTCGGTTGACATAGATGACCAACTCCTAGAGTCTTATAACCTAAACTGTCGTTATAGATTTCTAGGACTTCGCCCTCGTGTCTTTTAATTTCCCATTTGCATAAGTCTATGTTCATGTATTCTCCTGTTTTTTATCTTCATCGTCCATTTCCATTAACATTTTTCCAGCTGCTGGAATACTGATACCATATTTTTTAGCAATCTCAATAATACGAGCATCAAAAACAACATAGTTGCGTCCTTTCTTACTCCCAGCTTTTCTGCTTAGCCCATCAAGAAATTTAATTCCTTGTACACCTTCTGCTTTTAACAAATCTTCTATGTATACTTTCTTTGGGTTTATAGGTTTTGCAGCAGTAGGACTAGAAAATTTTTCAATATTAAATATACGATTCATTCCTGCAACAAACTCTCCACCAGTTATTTCTTCTAGTGCAACTCTAGCATCAGATCGAAATTGATCTAAGTCCAGCTTTCCAGCTTTATCAAGTTTTGTCCACGAAGGATACTTACCAAATTGATTAATAAATAACTCTAGTTCTGTAGGTGTTAATCTATCAAGTGCTATTTCTGCCGCATTTAGAACTCCGCTTGATTGACTAGACATTTTCATATCCCAATCTAACAAATGAGTCTTAGTAGTTTTAAGGTTTACATCATACAGTTTACCTTGTTTAACAGGAAGACTAGACTTTTTAGGCTTTCCGTCTTCTAGTTCTTTTAGTTGTTTTAATTTAGCTGCCGCTTGATCAAGGTATGTTTTTTCTAAACGTGCTGCTTCACTAGCAGTTTTTCCACTTTTGTAAACTTGTTCTGCCTTGACTATAAGATCATCATATTCTTGTGCCAGTTCTCTTTTTATTACTTGAGAACTAACTTGTTCTCTGTACATTTTTGCTATGTCTAAATTTTCAGCAAAGTATAAACCTTTACCATACCCCATTGCTCCTTCACCTGATTTTAAAAAGTCAGTTGTAAACTTTTCAAAGTCATAAGCTGTGCCATGATGTGCTGGTATTCCAACAAAATCATCATCAGCAAGTATTCTTTTTTGCGTATACTTAAGTGGAAGCAAAGGAATTTCTTTTGGGTTTAAAGGTTCGGCTTTTGGCAGAACAGTTTCAGTTGTTTCTTTAGCACCCCTTGTTGCTCCTCTTTTAGCTAACTGTTGAAACAGTACACCACCAAAACTTTTCTGTTCACGCTGATACGGCTCACCTGTATAAGGGTCTACTCTATCTGCTGGGTTTTCTTTTGTGTAAGGAACAAGTAAAGGACTATTTATTAAACCACCCGTTACTTTAGGAACCCTACCACGTTTTAACATTTCTAAAGCTTCACGCCCTTTAAGAGTATACTCATCTCTTGTTTCTAATAAAGGAAGTTGTCTAAGTAAGTCAGTTAAATCTTGTAATGTATCTTTAACTTCCTGTTCTTTAACACTAGGATGCATTCTAAAAAAATCTTTTAAGTCTGTAGTTGTAGGAACAATAGGAATAAATGTATCTTTAGCAAAATTACCACTATTTAATTGGTTTCTTAGAACCTCAGTAAATCCTGCATCTTTTAATACTGAATCAATTTTATCATAAGATATAGTACCTGCTGATGTAACAGTTCCTATGTTATATCTAGGAGATTGCCCACTGTCTATTTTTTTTCTATCTATCATAGCTAGTTGTCTTAAACTATCTACCATTTGTTTTGTCTCAACATACTGAGTATAGTATATTTTGTTAGCTCTTAAAAAATTATTATAAAGATCATCAACAGTAATAGGAGTTCTTGAGCTACCGTAGTTGCTTGTCATAACACTTTTAGCTACTCTTTTTTCTGAATCAAAATCATAAAGTTTTTGTTTAAAAGACTTAAGTAAAGTTTTTTCTGTAATAGCTTTGTAATTAAACCCAACTACGTTACGCCATGCCTCTAATTCTAAACTTGGTTTTACTCCATACTTATCTTCTTTAGGGTCTACGGCTCTTACAATACTTTGAACGTTGTCAATGACTGCTGGTTTGAGAGCAGTGTTCCACGCATGTTTTGCTATAGCTAGTATATTTTCAAACCGAATATCTCCAGTTGCGTTTTTTGATTTAACATATCCCGGGATATCAAACCCATCAGCATCTGTACCATCTCTGGCTATAGTATCAATTAAGACTGAGCCTAATAAATTTTCATCAAAGAAAGGTGCTGAAATAGAAACAACTGAATTTATTAAAAATTTATTAAGCACTGAGTCTAACTCTTCTTCTGCAACATTTCCAGTTGCTATCATTTTAAAAATTAAATCTAAACTAGCGTCATTAACAGGAGCATCAGGATCAATAAACTTTGTATCAACAAATAATAAATCTCCAGTACTGCTTTGTGTATCATAAATCCAATTATTACCATGATAATCTTTTTTCATAATATTTTTAATGTGTTCATCTTCATCACTAGAAACACCTGCAAATGTCATAGCACCGGCACTAGTAATGTATCCTCCTCTTGAGCCTACAGTAGTCTTTGCTACCAATCGTTGAATTCCTCTGTTTCTAATTATTTCATTACCAGATTCATTGCCAGATTTAACTTCTTTCCATCCTTGTTTGTATGTCTTGACAGTATTTCTAAATCGTTCAGCATGAAATGAAAAGTAATTACCCCAAGGAGAATATCTTAAAGCTTTAAATCCCTCAGGAATCATATCATATGTAGGCATTACATCTCTTGTAATTTGAGCTGCTTGTTGTTCTAAAGCATCAGCCGACATATTTGGAAAAGCTTTTTTAAGTGTTGCTAATTCTTTTTCAAACACAGCTATCTTCCATATATCATCTTCTGCCACATAGAGTCTTTCAATACCTTTGTATGTACCTCGCAAAGATTTACCACCTACTGAAAAATCTAAAACTTGGTTAGCATATCCAGCTACTCCAGTCTTACTAGCACTTTGTAATAGTTGTCTAATGTCTCCAATTTTAGCATTTTGATTAACTATTCCAAGTCTTAAATATCTATTGTATAAATTGTCAAGAGCTTCGTCTCCGCCTTTTATAACATTGTTCCAAGCAATTTCAGTTGCTTCCCAAGATGTTTTACTAAAAGGATTTAGTCCATTACTAAGCATAATAATACCACTACTTTGAAAGTTTCTTTCATGCGTAACATTATTAAGAACAGTTTTAGAACCCTGTCCAAATCCCTTGGCTGCGTATAATAATTTTACTGTTGATGGAATAAAATCTAAACCTAGGCTCTCAAACCCTTCGTCTATAGCTTTGCCGGGTCTTACAAAATTTACGTACATAGAATCTGTTGTCCATTGCCCGTCTAAAGAGCCAAACTCTTTGCCTTTAATCTGTCTGTTAAATTGACCTGTAGCATTTTTAAAAAAATATTTACCTTCACCCATTCTATAGAATTTTTCAAACGTGTTTTGTTTTGCAATAAAATCTGATAAAGTATTAATCGTACTAAACACTCGGTTGCCTGTGTTTGTTTCTTTACCTAAAAGATTTTCTATAGATTTATGGATTTTAAGTTTTTCTTTAAAAATAATACTAGCGTCTTTTCCTCCTTTTATAGTATTTAAAAATTGAAACATATCATCACTGTATTGAGCTTCTCGTAATAAAATATCAACAGAAGCCTGTGCTTGTTTTTTTAATACCTCAGAGTTTAATCCAAAATTAGAATTTCCCGGAATCTCACTTTGTTTTAAAAATTGTCTATGTATGTAAGCTGTTGCTTCATCAACATGTTGCTGTGATGGTTTGTAATTAGGGTCTTCAAACTTCTTGTAAGTTGTTCTTAAATAACTTCCTAAGTTTTCTCTGATAGCTTTTTTTAGTTCTGGGTCTATACCTTTACTTTGACCTATTAATTCTGAAAGTTCATCAATACTATCTCTGGCTTCTTTAGCTACAGACTGCATACTTTTGGGTAAATCTTTCAATGGTTTATTTCCAAATAAATAACCATCAAATAAATCTTGACTAAGTCTTTCTCGTAGTTCATCATTGTTACTAAACTTACTTCCTCGCTGTACAGCTAAAGTTTCAATCTGAGAATTAATTCGATTCATCAATTGCTCACCCTTTGAAGCCCACGCAATTTGAGCATTTTTGTTTAAGTTTAAAACTTGAAACATCTTAGGCGTTTTAGTTCCTTCTGATCTAAAAAATGCACCATACATTGTGCTTAACCATCGTTGATTCTTATTATCACTAAACCTCCATAGGTCTACAACCTCATCAGTTTCAGGACCCCTTAATTCACTAGGTGTTTTGCTGACTAATGGTTTGTTTTCTGCAGATACTTGTATAACTTTTATAAGCTCTTGTTTTTCAGCAGGTGTTCCAGTCTCTTTAACACTTTTAAATTTGTTAAATAATTCTTTACCACTACGGTATATTGTTGGTCCAAATTGGATAGCTCCTGTAATTCCTGCAGATATAAATAAACCATCAAATAATAACGCAGCACGATTTTCTAAATCAGTTTTATCTTTACCAGAAGATACATACTCAAGTAGAGTACTCATAGTACCTTCATCGTTGCTTGTAAAACCACCTAACCACTCACCTAAGAAAGCAGTTTGTGGGTCTAATGTTACCTGAGATACTGCTTCACCAATAGCTATTCCTTCAGCTACTTTTTTTGTTCTAATATAGTTGCCGGGTAACAGACTGGCTATCCTTGCATCTGGATATGCTTTTTGAATTTTTTTTATTTTTTTAAGTTCTCTTGCTTTTTTAAAAGAGTTAAACCATGTAGTTCCTGTAAATAAACCTAATCCAAATTCAGTTCCTTCTTTAACAAGTGTTCCAGATATAGTTTCTGGTCTTTTAGTTTTACCAATTTTTACTCCCGGCTCGTCTTCGTACGTATCAACATTTTCTTTGCCTACGACTAATTGAGTTGCAGCAGTAGAAAAATCTGCTGCTCCTTTACGCACTGACTCAGGTATATATTGTCTTAACCCAAGATCAAGTGCCAAATCCGAAAACTCCCGTACATTTGCTATAGGAGCTGCTAATATATTTTTTTTAACCGAGTCAGGGTACAAAAATGTAAGAGCTTGAATAGCTGGTTCAAATGACTCAGCAAGTTTTTGACTAGTTGAATAGTTATAGGGAGTAACTTTTTTCTGTAGCTCTGTTTGACTTAAATCTGTATCAACGTTATAGTCTGTTTTAAAACTTTGAAAAGACTCATATTGACCTTTAATTTTATCTTTACTATAAAGTTCTCGCAATAGTTCATCATCATCTAAAGCAAGATATCTTGACTTAGGATTTTTATTATATAGGTTAGATTTAACTACTTCTAATTTTGATGCCATTTAATATCCTAGTTTATTGCTTCGTCCAGATCATCCTCAAAATTTAAACTGATCTCGGGTTGTGTAATATTAAACCATTTTAGATTAGTTGTATAAGAACGAGTTAAGTCTTGTATTTTTTCTTTTCTCATTATTGTTTCTATTTCTTCTAAAGAAGACTGAGTGTTAAGATTTGCATCAATACTATCTCTACGTATTCTTACTTCTTCTTGACCTACTGCACTAGCAAAAAATGTATCTACTTGAGAAATAGATTTTTCAAACGCACCATCTAAAATATCCTTCAGGCTGTTATCTTTATTTAATTGCTCAGATGTCCAATTATTTAAAAGTGTGTTTCTTTTATCTGTTATAAACTTATCAAAAGTTGTTTGATCTATTTTTTTATCTACTAAGAATTCTTTTTGTTGCATCACATCTAACTGGTATTCCATAAGTTGTGCAATTTCAGATTCATATTTAACTATAGCATTGTCTTTGTAACCTGCTGCCGCTCTAGCATTAGCATACTTAGCTCCGCCTCTTGAGTATGCAACATCTCTTTCTTTTTCCCAAAGTTTAACTTTTGCTAAGTATTCTGGATCATCTTTAGAATTAGTAGGTAAAGGTCTTGTGTTATTAAAGTCCTCATCGTTATTTTTGTAAGCGTTAAATATTGATTTTCTAGCGTTAAGGCTATCCAGCACAACTGCAGACTGAATAATCTCTAATACGTCTTCTTCATTTCTAGTATCCGAAGTGTTAAACATTTCAAGTGCTTCTTTACGTGCTCCAGAAGTTTTTAATTCTTTAAACATATCGCTTCTTCTAAATTGTCCTTCAGAATATTTAAGACCTGCTTCCATTTCTGATGGTAACATTCCTACAGCCGTTCCTTCTTCATAAGTTGTGCCTTTAGGAGTAGCTGCTGAAAGATCATAAAGATTTTTCATTTTAAAGTTTTCATCAAAATCTGATGCAAATATACTACCTAAGTCATTACCGTTATTTCTTCTTTTATTATATTTGTCAACAACAGCTTTTGTCTTAGCAACATCATCCATATATTTTTGATCTCCACCAATACCTATAAAATTTAAACCTTTATGCACAAGACTTGTTTTTCCCGGAGAAGAAGCTAGTGCAGCTTTTGCTTTAAATAAATCTTTTACTGGCTTAGAATATTCTTCAAAGGTATCAATGTTTTTATCAATGTTAACATACTTTGCATCATGTCTAGGCATTAAGAACTCATCTGTGTACCTTTGCATAGCTTTTCTTTTTACATTATACATAGGTGAATTTGTATCTTCATAGTCTAAAGGGTCAAAACCTGCAGCTTGGTTTTCTGCGTTGTTAAACCAAGACTCTGCCTCACTTTCAAAATGTTGATACGCACCCTTAGTTTTAATAGAATCTTGTGATTCTAAAATTTTAGCTCGTTTGTTAAACTCAGATTGAGCTTTTGCAAGTTTTACAGTTTTATTATCATCTAACTCTTGTAAATTTTTTAATACGCTAGATTGTCTTTTACTTTCCCAAGCGTTAAAACCTAGCATAGCTATTAATGCGTTTCTACTTTTCTTACTGTCTTTACTATTTCCAGAAAAATAACCTGCTGCTAATTCTCCCCATGATTTCCCGGGAGTTTGTTTACCTAGTAAACTTTTATAATCAAATGCCATTATTTTTCCTCTTTATTTAATAAACTTGGTGTAGTATTACTTTTAACTTGATCTAGTAAACTACTTGGTAATTCTGTTTCTTCAATCATTTGTTTAATATCTTGAGGTATAACTTGTGCACTTACTTTTTGTGTTGACTGATTACGAAGTTTGTCAAATTCATTTATACCTTGATTAATATTAGATAGTTGTTTTGAAGGACTCATTTCTTTTGGTCGTTCATCATCACCTGACTCTATTACATATTCTATTTCTGCTTTTTCAGACAGAGCCATAATCATATACATGGTTGGCTCCATTAATAAAGTCATAGTATCTGGATTCCATTTACCCTCTAAAAATCCTGAGTATAAAACAATAGATGCTAAATCAATAATACCTACTCCACTCGATACCGAATTTAATAAATTAGATACTGTGTCAGGAACTGTTAGTGTTTCAAGAACATACATAGATGCTTCTTTTACGTTAGTAAACTCAGGTGGGCTTTCCCACTTGTACTTATTGTCTGGACTGTTAGTAAGAGATTGTCCGGGTATAGCTTTGCCTGTAGCTAAACTATTACCTAAAAACTCTATTGCTTTTTCTGAAACTGCCATATTCTTATCCCATCCTTGGGGTTGCTAGTGGTTGATAAAATTGTGATAAATAATTAGGAGACCCTGTACCATAAAGAGTTTGTTGTGATAACTCTTGGAACGTAGGCATACGAGGAAGACCTGCGGCAGCCATAGCTGATACTCCAACGTTTTGCATTAAGTTTCCTTGTGCTGCTTCCATTGCTGGTGCTCCGGGCAGTCTTCCATAACCTCCTACATCTTCAGGCTCTTCTTGTAAAGCTCCCATAATTGCACCTGTTGTAACGCCTTGTATAGTATCTCCTACAAAATCATCTCCAAATAATTTACCGTCTTTTCCAAGTACAACCTCTTTAAGCTTACGAGCTCCTTTTACAAATACATTAGGCTCTGGAGCCGGTGCGTCTGCTAATAATTTTTGAAATGCATCAGGCTCAACCGGGCTCATGTTAGTAATTGGACCTTTAGTAGGAGTTATTGTAGGAAAAGGTGATGAAGAAACTGTAGCTGTCGGAATATTTCCTGCTGTTAGCTCTGCAACATTAGCTTTAACTACAGCTGCGTTTTGTTCTAGAGCCGGTACAGCATCTTGTATTAAACTATCTGTAATGGTTGGAGACACATTTAAACTTCCTGTAACTGAAGCACTATCAATAGCACTAATAGCTGCATTAGCTTGGTCCATGTTATTTGTCATGTTTGCAATTTGTTCAGCTTGAGTTAGGCTTGAAGCACTTGTAGCTTGTTGAGCTGCAGTTTGAGGAATAACACTTGACCCGCTTCCAGCTAGTAAAGAAGCATTTTCTCCAGCAAGTAACGCTTGTTCAGCTAAAACAGCCTCTGCTCCTATAGCAGCTTGACCTGTTGACGCAGCAATTTCTGCTCCGGCTGCAGGTAGTGTAGTTGCTAGTTGTTGTGCAGCAGTTCCTGTAACCCCTGCAGAT